CCCACTTGGGGGGGTCCCTTGATGATGCGGCGGTAAGGACGTCGTGTCAGAAGGAGTTCACCTTGTCCCCACATTATAGGTCTCGGACGCGTGATGATTTTCGTACAGGAAATACCCTTGTTACCGTGTACAACCCCGGAGGAGTTGTGCAAAGCTCGGGTCTTTACTCTACGAGTTGGCTTACCTCCCGGTCTATCTTGAATGACTGGGTAGGTGGGTCACGGTCGGTTAAGCCGACTCTCCATCACACGCTCCTTGTCACTTCTCAAGTGCCAAGGCCGAGCCCCCTGACCAACGGTGGTGGGTACTACGACGTATCGTCGCAGTATTTGGCCGCCCCTGTTGGACCAAGTGGAATGGGGGATGTTGGGACGCTCTTTGGTTTCCCCACAGCCGCGCAGAAATCAGCGCTAGGGGATCAGGCTTTCGAGGCCTTAATCCCTCAGATTCCTCAGGAAGTATCGTTACCGAACTTCCTCTACGAGCTCCGTGAGCTCGCGGATCTTATCCCTAAGATCGAGGATTCGTTGATTAAGTCTGCGGCAGGTGGTTACCTCACCTATTCCTTTGGATATGCCCCCTTGATTGGGGACCTTAGGAAGTTGGCGAATCTCGCAGAAACAGTTGCCGCGCGGTTACAATACCTACGCGATACCTGGGGCCGCGAGACTCGACTCTCGTTCGAGAGCACGTGGGAAACCACTGCTCCCGATACGGTTGTTTACAACTTTGGTGAAGTTTACACCTATCGGCGCCTTTCTTTCAAAGGGATCTTTCGTGCAGGTGGATATCTCTTCCACATGCTTGAAGATCTCGATAGTAAGATTGGCACACTGCGGGGTCTCGTAGGCGCGTTGGGGTTTAACAATCCACTAGGAGTGCTTTGGGAAGCGATTCCCTTTTCATTCGTAGTAGATTGGTTCACCCGGATTGGCAACGCGATATCACGGAGTGCGGTTCAGCCATTTGTCGGACCTTGGGAGTTGCGACGAGTGTCGCATTCTTACCATATGTCCGGCACATGGTCGTACACTGTGACATTTCCAAACGGCTACTCACCCACTAAGTGGGAAGTGGCTGCTGGATCCTACGATGCGTACCAGAGAGAGGTTGGACTGCCAGTTCCCGCCAGTCTTATCGACACGGAGGGTCTAACATCCAATCAGCAGACGCTAGCGACGGCGCTCATCGCGTCGTCGTTACCCTGACCTTCTCCGAAGGTCGCCGTCTACGCGTCGAGTACGACGGAGTGTATGTAGAACCGTTCCTTATGTTTAGTCGTGGCGAGACTATACCTGTGGGCTTGTTACCCCTGGTACCTCTCTGCCCGCCTATTCTCGGTCTGTTCTACACACCCGTTTCGATTCGAGACGTATTAGCGCAGGCCGGTGTGTCAGCCGTCCGGGTGGACGTGCTGCCATCCGTGCCCCCTAAAGGAGATTTTGCCTCATGAACTTCTCTGCAGACATTGTTCTCGACGATGCCGATGGCACCGACGTAACGTATCGGCGAGTTGGTTCGCTTCAAAACGGTTCAAGGTGGATCGACACTGCTAC